ACTCACTTTCAGTTTAGCACGGACACTTTTTCTTTTCTTTTTAAGCGTTGGAAATCAATCAATTAGAAATTAAATGAAAAATAATTCAAAAAAACATCTTCAAAAGTTTGCAGATACAAATTATCTTCGTATATTTGTAGAGTAATAATTAATTAATAACAATTTAAAACGAAGAAATTATGAACTTTCAAGTAACAGAAACATTTAGCAACGGAACTTCTAACGAATTAGGAACTTTCGCAACAGAAACAGAAGCAAGAAACTTTTTTGCAGAACAACTTAAAGAAGATGGACACAAGCCAACTGATATGGAAAGTTGGGATTTAGAGTTGAACAAATTAACTTTTGATGAAGATGGTGATATGGAAGATATTGAAACTATCGAAAGCCAAACTCTTTATAATGAAGGAACTATTGATAGAAAAAACTACAAAGGCGAAAGTGCTATCAACTACGGATTTGAAAGCGTTTGGAATGCTGAAAAACAACAAGTAGAATATACTTTCTACTTCCAAGGAGAAAAAGAAGAAGGAACTGTTTTAGAATCTGAACTTCAAAACTGGTATTTCTAATGGATAGGCAAGAACTTGGAAAGAAAATCGAAACCCTACGCAAAGAGTGTGGGGTTTCGACTTACGAACTGGAACAAAAAGGAATACATCCTTCCTTGCCTGCAACTATTGAAAAAGGTCAAAAAGGATACTCAATGGATAGTTTAATTAAGTATCTGAACGCAATTGATGAAGATATTTTTTTGAGCGTGGGGAAAAAAGAAAAGAAAAAGACTTAGAGGCACAGACTATCGAATTACCACTTCGGTAGCACTTGCACACAACGATTTGGCTATGAAATGTAGCGGAATTGAAACACTAAACTATCGAATGAGAACTAACTTAAATATAATTACAAACCTTACGGTAAGCACTGCAACCGCTATTTTTTATAGCCTTTGTTACCTGCCGTTTTTATCACTGAACTATGAGCAAAAGACTTGAAATATTAAAAAACTCTTTGATTAAAAAAGAGCAAAAATTTGATGATAAACTGCAAAACCATATTGATACGGTTAAGCAAGCGAACGGACAGCCTTTAAATGACAAAAGGAATGGACAAGCAACTTTGAATAAATGGGATAGGCAAAATGAATCTTTGCGAAACCTAAAGGATAGTATTCAAAAAACAAAAGATGCTATTGAAAGAGAAGAGGGTAAAATAATGGACGTTGAGCAAACGAATAAAGTTATACCTGCTGAAATATTGGAATTGGTAGAAAAAGGCGAATTGAACCAATGGCGTAAACACCCTAATACTTTCTTTGTTCCTGATGTAGATAAGGCTCGTATTGTTTGGGATAACAAAAGAAAAGTAGTTGCTCACAGATACGCTCACTTAATTACTGAACAGGAACAACGGACTAAATTTGTTCGCTTGTATAATGGACTGAACTCTGTCTTAAATGGCAGGTAACTACCGTATATACGCAACTCCTATTGCGCATATTCTGCTAAAAAAATAAATGATCAATTAAATACAATCCCCTATGGCCAACTTACTACCAAATATAAAACTTCATTTCCCCGGGACCAGCAAGGTTTTGGCGAGGCTGTTTTTTAGAACTGTTTTGGAGACGGTACGGTTCAAAACTAATATCAGAACCCCTTCGGCTGTCTTACCCCTCAGCTTTATGTACCAGGGCAATATGTTCTGGCAAAAAGGCAAACCATTTTTGTTTAACAATGAGGTTAGCAAATATGCACCGGAAGAAATACTTTGCCTGGGACGGATAGAATTCAGGGAATTGTACTGGAAGATCCTGTTTGCTTCCGAAATTTTAAATTACAATCCCGGTGAAGCTGCCGGGGATCTCAATCATTTGGTAAATTCCTTGGATTATTATGTTTATGGTTACGCTTTTAATGAGTCAAATCTTGGTGGCCTTGAAAACAAAATAAAAGAAAAGCTGGATATTCCCGCCCTGGAGAATTCACTTAACCAGGCGGTGCGCATTGAAGATTACGAAGCGGCGGCAGATATCAGGAATAAAATTGAAGCCAAAGGTCACGACATTGTGGAATGTCACGGCAGACTTATTATAAGGCTTGGAGAAACTAATACTAAACAAATATAAAATTATTTTGTATGTTTGTAAATGACAGAACGATTGAGGAGAAATCCAAAATCAATTTATTTACAATAAGGAATCGCCCGTTATGGGTGAGCAACTCCGAAAGGCTTGCCAGTCCGATCCTCGATCGTTCTGTCAGCCCTAAGGCGAGCGGTTCCGCTTACAAAAAACTTTTCGACATGACAGAAGAAAGGAACTTTGTACCGGAAGACAGGATCACTGTCACCGTTACGCCCGCACAACTTAAGCTGCTGGAACTCTTAGACCACACCAACGCAGCAGATTTCGCCCACCACGTTAAAGAAGTCCACGAACTGGGGACTTATTTCGTAACCAGTAAGGATCTGGTAAACCTCTCAGCTTCACTTCACGTTCACTGGCTTTATGAGGCAATCTACGCCATCGCCCAGGAACAATCCATTAATTTAAAATCAGCGTAATTATGAAAACAATTGAATTTCTTTACCAGGAAACCACCATTCATTTTTTAGTTAATCCATTAGATAAAAATGTAATGATCAATGCCACAGAAATGGCGAAACCATTTAATAAAAGAATTGATGTTTTTTTAAAAACACAACAAACAAAAGAGTTTATTGAACTACTTAAATTTCCACCTGTAGGTGTAAATTTAGACCCAATTTCAAAGGAAAATATTATCCAAACTAAAGGTCGTTCTGGAACATTTTTTCACAGAGAATTAGCAATTGAATTTGCTATGTGGTTAGATCCTATTTTTAAAAGATGGATTATTAATAAAATAGATGAAGTTCTTTTTGGTAATTACAAGCAACATTGGGATGCCCACGCTGTTCAAGAAATGGCAAAAGTAGAAATGGAAACATTAAAAGAAAAAATGTTGACCAACCCATCTATTGAGACAAACAGAGCATATTTTGAAGCTGAAAAAAGAATGAAAGATGCTAAGAATGTAAAGAATAAAGCTATTCGTCATCAATATAAGTTGTTTGACGTTAACTAACATCTCAGCTTCACTTCACGTTCACTGGCTTTATGAGGCGATCTACGCCATCGCCCAGGAACAATCTATTAATTTAAAATCAGCTTAATTATGAAAACCAAAAATGAAAAACACGAAACTTTCTTAGAATTTGATGGAAAGAAAATTTTATTTCTTTCGGTAGATGGTACTTACTGGATTGCCCTTAAACCAATTTTAAACGCATTGAAAATGGATGCGGACAGGGTGATAAAAACCACTAAAAACGACCCTTTTTTGGGGGGCTACACGTCGATTCAGGCCGTGCAGGTATCAAAAAACGGCATTATTCAGGGTAGAAATATGACCTGCTTGCCAGAAAAATACATTTATGGATGGATCTGTTTTCTTCGTGGAGAAAGTGAAGAACTTCAAAAATATAAAGAAACCTGTTACAATTTGCTCTACGATCATTTTCACGGCGTAATCACCAACCAGAAAGAATTGCTTCAAACTAGATCCTCTATAAGTACCCGCATTCACAACTTACAATCTGAATTAAAGGAAGAAGAGGATCGTTTTAAGCAAATTGGAGAATTGAAACAGCAATTGACTGCTATCAATAAGAAATTAAATTCGAATGATAAGGAGTATGCCAAGGAGCCGGATCTATGGCAGCAAGAATAATACGATTTTTGCACTTAAACGAACTGGAATGTCAGTTCATTCAGATTCAAGAAAAGCATCCAATTTTAGGACCTGCATGGGCTATATGGCCCATGCAGGTATCAAAAAAGGAACAAAAAAGACCATTTTTTGGGGGTCTGCACGTCGATTCAGCACGTGCAGGTGGCAAAAAACGGCATTATTCAGGGTAGAAATATGACCTGCTTTCCATAAAACATATTGCTTAAACTACCACCAAATGGTGGTAGTTTAACTCCTTTATATAGAAGCCGGGGATCTCTCCGGCTTTTTCCATCACAAAATTCTCAATACTCAATTCTCACATCTCAATACTATCATCCCAAATAAGCCCCTCTCCTGCCTCCTTTCCTTTATTTGGCCTAATGGGTTTATCGCGTTAGCGATAATGCAAGCACTTCCTTTATTTTTATTTCTTTGGGGGTTCAGGCTGCGTACTCTCTTGTACTAGTCAACGGCGTAGCCGTTGACCTGCTTTCCCCCTTGACCCCCATTTACAAGAAAGAATCAATAGTGCTTATGTGCAAAACTACATATATAATACTATTTATTTAAAAACACCTTAAGGATATATAGTAAAAGACTGTGCTTTTGTGCGCTTTCTCGCTAAGCCCTTATAAACCCTCGTTTTTTTGATGCACGATTTGCGCACGATTTGCGCACGAACCGCACGATTTAACATATTTAAGCGGATATGCAGAGAAAATGACTCCAAAATACCATTCCCGGATGTCCTTTTCTGATTCAAAACACTGGATTATACTTGTAAAATGCTGCAAACCCGGAATTCAAATCTCATTGTCAATATTTGCGAGGTGCAACTCAAGAGCGCACACGGATCTACATTTCCCGCCCTTGCCGAAATATATACCAGCCTGTCCAAGATCAAGTGGAGTTCTTCCCCATCCACTACCAATGACGGGACCCTGTACAAAAATAAACTCAGCATCATATATCCCGGACTTTCACAATCCCAATTTTTGGAACTGGATAAATTCATTCGTGGCCTTTACCAGGTTCGCGTGATCACAGATGCCGGGGAGCGGTACCAGTTGGCGGGTGATGAAAACCCGATGGAAGTGGAGGCCAATTTCAACGGCGGTGCCACCGAGATTAATTTTTACCATTCAGCAATAGAACCCATTCAATATTTAGGCAATTCTGCCGAAGAAGCTGCGGCCGAAATTGGCTTCCCTTATTACTTAACTTTTAACCTGGCGTAATGGCATATCCGGAAAAAATAACCTATAAAGAAAAATATAATTTAAGGCCCATTGTGGATCCAGACGGCCAATTCTCTGCTGAAGATGCCAACCAGTTAAAGGAAAAATTCAACAAAAACGCCTTGTTTCACGGAGTCTATCCAAACCTTTCTACCCTGCAGACAGCTTTTCCTGATCCACAGGTGGGCGCGTTCGCTTATATGCTGGATGGCAGCCATTATAAATGTGTAAGTGTAGGCTGGAAAAAGAGCCCAGGTATTTCCCCTTATGATTTAGCCGTTCAAAACGGATATGTGGGAGATTTGACTTCCTGGCTTGCCAGTTTGGTTGGTCCACAAGGACCGGCGGGAAGTGATGGCTCCGGCACAACAGCATCCACCGAAATAATATCCTTTTCCACCAATTACCAAAGCGGATTGACTTTCAGTCCCGCCTCGACTTTCAAGGAAAACGGAACACTTAAAAATGATTCTAGGCCAATCACTGCCGCTGCAGCAGACCCAACTTACGACAGGTTTGACCTTTGGGCGATAGACTTGACCTTAGACCAAATTATCCTGATAAAAGGAACTGCGTCCGCAAATCCAGTTACGCCAGATTATGACCCGCTGACACAATTGCCAGCCAATATCATTTCCGTGAAAGCAGGGGCCATCGCTCCTGAAAACGTTGTGGGCATCACCATTTATGCCGAAGGCGGGGAATGGCCCACCGCGGGAGTTGCTGCATCAATACAATATCAAAACACAGAAAGTCCTGCGTCGGGAATTTATGCCGTTAAAACCACGATCCCGCTCAACCAGGGGCAGGTAGTGCCTTTTACCGCGCCTGTTCCAAAAACCTGGGAGGAGGGGATGGAAATAAGTTATAAACTTAAAAATATAGTAGGAGGTGTCTATCAGTGGCTTATTCAAGGCACGGACAGTAAAGGCAGGGCGAAAAGCCTTTTCATTAATGCGCCTTTCAACTACTCGGTTTCCTCTACTGTGTATCAACCTTTGTCGGTTGTAATTCCTTCGGGACTTGCCAGTATCACCAAGGTAAGTATCTACAGTGTCAATAACGGACTTCAATTCTTTCTTGACGATGTAAAACTCGTCACCGGCGGCGGTGCTGTTACAGGAGATTACGCCACTGTGGGTTATGTGGATGCTAAAGATGCGGAAACACTTGCGGCTGCTAAAGCCTATTCAGATAGTTTAGTTATTGGCGGTGGTTCAGGCAACTGGAAAGAAAACGAATACCTCACCATCACAGAACTGCTCGCAAACCAAGCCAGCCAAAATGCAGGGAAATTACAGCACATATTGGATGCTTCCATAGACGCTACCGTTACTACAGGATGGGCAACCTATGAACTTTTAGGAGCAAAAACAGGCGTACTTGGAGATTACCGGAAGTTGAGCGAGAAGGAGAGTATGGATGTTGCAGCGGTTGGGGCTTCAACAACAGAACAAACACTAACAGATGCATCAACTTTATCTTGGGATTTGTCAACCCAACAATTAGCCTATTTATTAGCAACTTCAGCGGTTGGAAACACCAGAACACTTCCTAATTCAATTATAGCTTCAGGGCAAGATTCAGGGAATTATCAGTTGTTTTTTAAGCAGGATGCTACAGGTGGTAGAATTATTTTATTTGAGGATAGCTTTACGGTATTTGGGGATTTCAATTTACAAGCAAATGGAGTAACGGTTATTTCATTGGTTACACGGGGAACGGATAGTGTGGTTGTTTTAACTGCGGAAGTAGCTACAAATGCACCTCAAAACCTCACGGGAACAGAACTTGAAATGTCGCAGCCTTTGGGGAATGTGTACAATATAGCCGCTCCAAGCGCATCACTTTCTTATACGACCATAAACCCCGTAATTAACGGGAACAACAGTTGCTTTATCAATGCTGCAAGTGAACCAATTGTGTATGAAACAGATGGAACAACCCCCGCCACCAAAATAGCAGGGGCAACTTTTGTGGCAAGTACACCTATGGAAATGGTAGTAGAGAGTAAAGACGGTTCAACAATAAGATATTTCTTTTTAGAATTATAATATGGGATTAAGGGAATTACATAGAAGAAGATTTTTAACCGTGGCCGAACCTCCCGTTTCGCCCGCAAATACCTTTATTGGTGGTGTAGCAACTTCCATACCTACCAAAGCGGCACTGGCGACAAAACTAGGGATTTTAGAAGGTGATATTTCTTATTTTGCGGTCGTTGGGAGTGATATAGAAGCCACAATAGATGTTGATTACGTTATTCTAGGCAGTACTTTTGCGGATGATGTGGACATTACGGATTATAAAGATACGGGGAAGGTTACATCAGTGGACGGGTTTGCTTTTTCACATCTTAGCAGCCAAGGAACTTCAAAATTAAAGAATATTGTCCTCCCGAACGCCACGTTTGTGGATCGCTACGCATTTTCTTATTTGAACGCCATCGAAAAAATAGAGTTAAATTCCCTGATAACTCTTAATGGTGATAATCATTTTAAAAATTCCGGGGCTAAAATTTACATACCATCCATAGTAAGTATTGGAAATAATACCACTTACAGTACCATCTTTGATAATACTACGGCACGCAAAACGACTGTTTACCTACCACCTTCCTTCGCTACGGTCAACGGAGGTGGGGAAGAACCCGATATAGCTAGCGCTAGAAGTCAAGGGGCAACAATTAACTATATTCAAAACCAAACCGCCCCGAACCAAATCACGGATTTAAGTGTTAACACTGTTTTCGCCACCGCCTTACAGCTTAATTTCACGGCTCCTATAGGCAGTATTAATGCTATCGGACATTACCAAGTATATGCTAACGGGTTTTATAAAGGTTTTATCACACCTGGCGGGTACGTAACAGGATTAAAACCTGCCACGGATTATTCGATAGAGGTCAAACCCGTGGATATTTACTACAATAAAAGCACATCGAATATTGTTGCACAGACCACAGCAATATCAGAACCTTACCCTGTTTCCGAGATTGTTTCCTATTACAAAACAGAGAGCAATGTTTTGGATAGTTGGGGAACAAATAACGGAACAGCAAATGCAATCGCTTATGCATCCGGATTGGTAGGTCAAGCGGCTGTAATGAACGGCACAACAAGTGAAATATTGATACCAGACAATGATTCATTGAGTTTTAACGGGGTTTCCGCAGATAAACCTTTTAGCATGACTCAAGTGATTAAATTTTCAAGTAATGGGGATAGGTGCTTGTTTATGAAGGGTACTCTTTCAGATAGGGAATATGACGGATTTTTATTAGCCTCAAATAAGTTAGCGTTTAGGATTTTCGACAAAACTGCTACCTCTGCTATTTATATTCAATGTAGTATTGACTTCACACCAACACTAGGTAGTTATTATGTAATTCATTGGATGTATTCCGGTAATAGATTGAATACAGGAATGAATATTTATGTGGAGGAAGTCAAAGGAACTCAAATACTTTCATCCGCAGGAACATTCACAGGAATGGGAAATAAAAACCTTTCTCTTGGATTGGGAAAAATTCCTGGATATAGTTCTTTGAATTTAAGCGGAAGCTTGGAAGAAAATATTATATGGAAAACCGAATTGAGTGAATCGCAAGTTTCCGGAGTAGTTTCTAAAATTAGAACAGGGCAGTCATTAATATAAATAAATATGATTTTAATAAATATAGGGTTTAAACACGCAAGGAATAAAATCAAAAATTCCAGTTTAGCAACTTTAACAAGTCAAGTGATTAGCAATGACAATCCTGTAACAAGTAATAACGAACCTGTAACAATATAAATATGGCATTAGAATTAAACAATGTAGGATGGTATTTTGCAGAAAATTACGCAAACTTACAGCTAGCGATTGACGCTATTCCCGCTACTGGTGGAACTCTTATTTTATCAAATAAAGTTTATGACCTATCGGCATCACCATTAGTCATAGATAAGCCTATTACCATTATCGGTCAAGGTGGGGAAGATACTTATTTGCAACATTATAAAACGCTTTTATATAGTAATTCCGCTACCGCTGATATGGTAACGGTAAACCATCCTAGTTTTATGATGAGTGGTGTTGGATTTAAAAATACCAATGCGAATGTAACGGCAGGGAGTGGTTTAAAAATAGATATAAGAGGAACACACCCGACCAATAATGGATTGTTTCCTGATGGTGTAGGTTCAAATTTCAATTTAAGGGAATGCACTTTTAATGGGTTTTACAGAAATGTGGATATTGTTAATGCTTTTGAATGGAACATTACAGATTGTATGTCGCAAAACAGCAAAGAAGCGGGAATCCACGTAGCATCAGAACAATTGCCAGATGGAGGGGATGGAAACATTACGGGTTGCCAAATATTATCAGGAAAATATGGGGGTGGGAACGCTATACTTCAAAACAGTTCAGGTGGGCTGAAAGTAACTAACACTAAAATAAATCAGGGCAGACACGCTAACGCTGGAAAGTTTGTAGATACCATTGTTTTTTTGGGGGATTATGCCAATACCCCTGTAGGAGTTCAGGCATCAACAGTTATATTACTATTGTCAGGATTGTCCATTGAGAATTTCACAGGCTATGCAGTGAATATTGATGGACTCCCCGCTGTCAATATTTCAGATTGTCAAATTGATTCATATATAACGACACCCGGCATATTTAATTTCACTAACTGCACCCGGGGAATTATAGGCGGTATAACAGCTATAAAAAGGGGTACAACAGCAAATTTCGCATCGTTCACGGGTTGTTCTGACTGGGAAATATTAAACAGTATGACAGCAAGTTGGGGAGCTTCTGCGTATTCCTTTACAAATTGCACTAATATGAGGAAAGCTGCTGATACCGTAGTTATTTAAATTAATTATGATATGAAAACACTATTCTTTTTACTCATCACATTAAGCCTGTCAGCTCAAAAGAAGATGGTGCTTATCGAAGGATTTCAAGGGCATGAAATTGAAGTTCCTGATAGTGTAGCAAATGCAAGTGTTAAAGAATTTTATTGGTACGCAAATAAAAGTCGAGTAGACTATGAAACGAATTTACATTTTCTAAAATCAGTGATTGTAGTGGACATGAATAAATCCAAAATGTACTACTACGATAAAGGTGTGATTTATTTAAATTCATACTTAAATGATTATCCAAACTTTAAACGAGTAGTAATCTTTCACGCAATCTTGCATCATGTTTACGGAGTTCCTAAAACAAAAGGCAAAAGCCTTGATGTAATGAATGAGCATTTTTATGTAGATGATTGGTCGGAAGGAAAATATAAAAATAGAAGAACTCGTAAAACAGATATTAAAGATGCAATGGCAGAATTTGAAATACATAAACCCTTAAATACTAAAAACTAATGAAAAAATCCCTTTTAATTTTATTGATGATTCTTACAGCTTGTACTAATACTCCTGTAGAAAATGTTGAGCCTATTGATAACAACGTAAACACTTGGACTGATGGTGTAATTCCTTATGGCTTTGAAGATAATGTGCCAGATGCACAGAAGGCTATTATACTTGATGCAATGGCAACCTATGAGAGCTTCTTAAATGTAGATTATGTAGAATATTCCATTGAAGATTTACTGAAATTAGAAAATGGATTACTGATTAAATATACGGGTGCGGTTCAAAGTTCTGTATATCCTTCTGGAATGCCAGAATACATTTCAGACTTTAGGGTAGGAGATATAAGATGGTTTGAAGAGAAAGATGCTTTGCACGAATTAGGTCATAATCTAGGCAGAGAACACGAACAACAATTAGCAAACGCTTTAGAGTATTTGATTATTGATTATGATAATATCGCTGATGGGTGGAAACGGAATTACGAGCTAGGAGAAACTATCTTTTTAACTCCATTCGATTATAACTCAAATATGATTTACGGTAGTTACGATGCTAGTAAAGACCAAAGCAAACCCGTAATGACCGACTTAGAAGGAAACACTTTTGAACCAAGTGAAACACTAACAGAATTAGACAAACAGAAATACATAGAGCTTTACGGCAAAAAATAAACAATTATGAAAAAATTCTTGTTCAACATCAATTCAACTTCCTTTTTTCCGAGGTGGAAAAATGGAAAGTATTCCAAGTTCGAAGTATTCTATGTACTAATGGCCCTCACCGCCATACCACTTGCAGCAGCTATAGTCTATGAAGGTTCCAATCATCTTGGCTATGGATCCCTTTCTAAATGGGTTAGTATCCCTTTTCTCATCTTTTGGGCTCAGTACATTGTGTTTGCTTTGATAAAGAGTAAGATCCCCTTTGAAGTTGAAGATCACTTCTGGAAGACACAGCTTTGGCGGTTTATGGATCCCGGCTACAACTTTCAAAAGTCTCTTCATCCTAATCCCATCAAAAGGTTTAAGTACTTGAAGCTTAAATGGCTTATGGAAACAGGTGTTACAGCTGATTATACTTTACACAATTCACCTTGGATTCAAAAGGGTAGGATAATTATACTACTTGGAGCTGTTCTTATAGGAGTTTTGATAGGACTCTATATCCTATGATCACCGATAAAGAAATACAAGCTTATTGGAACTGGTATGACTGGTTTATTATCCGATGGAACTGTGTTTCCTTCTTTGGATTTCCACTTATACCATTTGCATATATTTTAAAATACTGGTTTAATGTAAAAGGTTTATGGCTTCTTAATGATACGCCAGACGGTGATTTCGGCAGTAAGTCAGAACTTAAAAAAGCAGGCAGAAAAGAAGGAAGAACATTAAGCAATTTTATTTGGTGGTGGCGGAGAAACCACAGCCGAAATTTCGTCGAAAAGTTTACCCCTGAATGGAACGGTGGGGAAGTTGATGAATTTAGAATTTTAGCACACGATATTCCTTTAGGAGCGCATAGGTTTGAATGGTGTACAAAAGCAGGTTTCCACGGTATTAATTACGTCGCCTATAGGATTAACGGAAAAGTAGAATGTAGGTACTCCGCAGCCAGTGATGAGTTTGAAAAATCAATGGGTAGTGGAGGCAATGAATACAGATTAAGAATAAAAAACCCTTTATATATATTAAAAAACCGATTTTATAAATTATAATCCCCCCAATGTTCTACTCACTAAAACTCATATTCTTTAAAGTTTACGTCAACCTGCTTATATTTTCAGAAAGCGCTGGCGATCCTATACACAGACTAGAAAGCTTAGTCAGAGTACTCACTTATATTGCACCTGTAGCCTTTATTATAGGTGTTCTGGATCTTTGGTACCAGGATAATAGCACTTTCACATTATCAGCAGTAGGATTTGTTTTCGCTAATGCTATTATAGGAATGATTGCTCATTTTGTGAGAAAGGATTTTAATTGGGAAGTTTTTCTAACAAAGACAATGAAGATGGTTCTTATCATCTCCGGAGTTTATTTTATACTGGAACTTATGATTTCTCCTATTGGTGATAATACTATCACCGATGGGTTTAGATCTACTATTCAGGTATCGACACTTCTATGGCCAGGAGGAAAAATCTTAAAGAATTTCTTTATTTGGAGCGATGGAGAGCACCCGCCAAAATGGGTAATGGAAAAGTTATACAATTTTCAAAAGAACGGTGATCTCAATGCTTTCTTGAATAAATCTGAAAGAGACGAGCATAGACATTACCAGAACGAGAATGATAGCGAACAGGAACCACCGAGGTACAATAAAAACAATCGAAGATGAATCAATTACAGCTTTTTCAAAAAAGAAATTATCTGGTTCCTGATGGAGTCATAGGAAAAAATACGTTACGAAAAATGAAAGAGGTATTTTTCATTTCTTCTGATGCTAAGCTAGCGCATTTCGTTGGACAGATGGCTCACGAGTCTAAGAATTTTACAGCTTCAGTTGAGAATCTTAACTATTCTGAAAGTGGACTACTAAAAACATTTAGGAAATACTTCAATAGGGAAACAGCTGCTTTATATGCCAGAAACCCGGAGAAAATAGCTAATAAAGTTTATGCTAATAGAATGGGTAATGGGAATGAAGCAAGTGGTGATGGATGGAAACATCGTGGACGTGGCCCATTGCAAATAACAGGAAAAAATAATCAAGAACAGTTTGCAAATAAAATATGTGATTTAAGAATACTTGACAACCCTGCTATAATAAGTGAAGCGTATTATTTTGAATCGGCCTTATTCTTTTTCGATGAAAATAATTTATGGCACTTATGTGAGGAAGTGGATAATCAAAGTATCATCAACCTCACAAAACGAATCAATGGCTGGGTGAATGGCCTTCAGGACCGCATTTACCTGACCAATAAATATTATGGGATGCTATGAAATTTGAAGCCAAAGACATCCTATATATTGCCCTGCTGTTTGCAGCGGGTTACTTGATCTTTAATTTAAATTCTGAATTGGCTGGAGCCAACAAATCAATTAACACGCTGAATGTGGAATTGGAAGATCAGAAGGCCGTGAATATGGAAGCCTATAGCATTTTAGAGGATAAAATCAACTCACAGGTTGATTTGACCGAAAAACTGCAAGTTGATATCAATTCCCTGGAGAATTCAAAGAATATCATTTATTTTAAAGCCAATGAAAAAAAGACTGTTATTAACCGTGTTCATAATGCTGATAGCCTGGCCGGTATTATCTCAAGAAGATACCGTTAAACTTCCGTTTGATATTGCGAAGCAGGTAGCCCTGGATCTGGTTGAACTGGATGAACTCCGGGCCACTGATTTAATCAATACGATTATAATCAGCAAATATAAGTCTGCAGACCAATTACAGAAACAAACAATATCAGACCAGGACCAGCAATTGCAACTGATATTGAAGAACCTTGGCATCACGGAATCCCAATTAAAAGCTGAAAAAGCAAAGAAACCGGGATGGTTCCGGCAATTCGTGATCCTACTGGCAGCAGGCGGGGTTGGATATTTGATTGGCGCAGCAAATTAATTTTATTTTAAGACCCATATTTAACATTATGTTAAAAAAATGCTATATTTGTTAAAACCCCGCCCACTGTGAACAAACAGCTGATTCCCTTCCCTCTCCCTGAGCATTTGAACGAATTTGTGATTTCCCAGCTCAACACTCCGGTTCAGGAACTGGAAGATGGAAGCCACACAAAAGCCCTGCATATTAGACGGGACAGTAAATTTGGGAAGTTGATCCATCGCTGCCTTAAAAAAACCAACAAACCTGCATTTGCCAAAGAAGGTTTTACGATGTTCCTGGCGGTTTCAAATTATGCCGGGGATCATGACAAAGCTGTTCCCGGGGGAAAATATTCGTTTTTATGCCTTGGCGAGGAGGAAATCAAAGAAATCATTTCGGTTTTTGACACCTGGTTCAAGACCTGCCTGATCCATTTTGTTGATGGGGCCGTTTTTGCGCATACCTTCAATGGGAAAACCAAGGGAATCGTTCACGCGAGCATCATTGAGTTTATGAATTATTATAAAATTTCCAACTCAAAAACAAAATTTGACACCTTTGTCAAGTATTACGATCGCAAAAAAAAGGCGAAACGTCAGCAATTACAGCGCTTCACGTGATTTATCGAACATGTGTCCTTTTTGTTTTGGCGTTTTTAGGGCTTTTTGGTCAGATTTTGTCCAAATAACATCATAAAATGCCTTTCAAAATTTTCCTAATCTCATTCTTCCAATAATCCGTGTCCTTTTCTTTATAACTCCCAGTGCTTATTATTGAATCTCATTACTAAAGTAGAACAATGTTCACGCATTCAGATTCTGATATTATTTCTTCAAAATGGGCCATCAGTGAACAACACGCACAAGCGTGGCTGTTAATGGTTGCCCAAATTCTCCAGGGAAAACAATTAAAACAATCCAAATCTACCATCACCAAGGAATCGCAAATTGAAAGCCGCCGCTATATTGTTGACGGAAATGGGGATTATATAAACAGGAATGAACATCCCAATACGCCAGAGGGCAGTATAGGCGTTATTCAAATTGCCGGGCCTATGTTGAAATATGGTTCCTGGTGCAATTGGGGATCTGATGAACTCGTTTTTTTTGCTGAACAGTTTGACCGTGATCCCAATATTATTGGACAAATCTGGCTGATGGAAACCCCCGGGGGAACTATGACCTCTATTGCCCCATATTTGGAATTCCTAAAGAAAAAATCAAAACCTGTTATTGGCCTTGCCGATATTTGCGCCAGTGCCGGCCTTTATGTAGGTGTTGCGACAGATAAGCTATATGCCCGGAACAATATTTCTGCAATGTTCGGGAGTGTTGGGGTAATGGCCACAATTGTTGATTATACCGAATATCTAAAAAAAATGGGGGTAGAAGAACATGCTATCTACTCTAGTGTGTCTTCATTTAAAAATAAAAGTTCCAAAGAAGCCCTTAAAGGCAACTATGAGGAATTTAGAAAAGAACACCTGGATCCGCTCGCGATTCAATTTCAGAATTTTGTTAAACAATCCCGCCCAAACTTACAGACAGACGTGGAAGGCATCCTAGAAGGAAAAATGTTCTATGCTGAAGCAGCAGAGGAATATGGGATTATTGATGGAATAAAAGATTTTGAAGAAGCAGCTGAACAGGTTAAGTTTCTGGCAGGTGCCAGATCATTTATGTTTCAATAACCAAATACTTAAAAACCAATGAAAAAGTTAGCAGCAATGTTCCCGCTGATTTTTGCCTTCCTGAACATCAACATGGAAGACAAATTGAAAGCCAAGGAAACCCTGGAATTGTCCGCAGAGGACAAAGTTAAACTGGATGCGGCCGCGAAAATTGAAGGCTTCGCAGAAAAGTTTATGACAGATTACAACACGGCTCTTGCCGGTGAGGACACCGATAAGGCATTGGAGCTTGTGAGTGCCTATATGAAAGAGGTGCAAGCTGAAGATCCCGATGCTGAAAAACCAACGGGAAAAGAAGCTCCTGAAACAACTGCATCTACAGATGTGCAAAAACTAATTTCACGCCAAACCAAAATGGAAGCGGAGATGAAAGTTATAAGGGCCGAAAACGAAAAAATGGCCAATAAGCCGGAAACCGATGAAACGGTTGAAAAAATTAAAGGAAGTGCAATGAAGAATTCAAAAATCGGGCATTCCAAGACTCACTTGTTTGCGAGCAATGACGCCTGGAATGAATTTGCGGGCAGGCCTTGGAACGAGGCAGCCAAACAGGCAATGGCCGGGGAAGCTATTACAGCCGTAACCAACTGGACAGAAACCGCCAACATCGATAAATTGAACTCGGATATCCAGGCTTATTTCCGTAAAGATCCTATGTTGGTTCATTCTACCCTGTTAGACGGGTTGCAAATGAAGAAATATGTGGAGCTTGTAAGTGGGGTAAGTGATGAATATGTTTACACTACCATTGCAACAGGTGAAATCACTCAGTCTTTAAAATCCAAGTTCTTACCAAAAAACAAAGCGAAGTTTGAGGCTGAAATTGGAAAAGTAAGAGATATCCAAATAGACATGTTGTTTAAAGGATATGAGTTGAAAAAACTTGAAAAATCTTACCTAAAAAACATTGCTTCTTTGGGAATTACAGATTCCAATCCGCATAAACTTATATATGTGAATTATGTGGTTGCCGAAATTATGAAGCGCGCACGTAAGGAGGATAAAATAGTGATGGGACGTGGAGTTTACTTCAGTGATCCGGACAGAACTACTCCTGCCAGCTTTATGAACAACTTTGACGGGTTCATTAAATTGATCCTTAGGGCAAGGGGCACTAAATTTAACCCATTTAAAGTTGGTAAGCCTACCGCGCAAAATATTTACGATTATGTAAATACCATGTGCGAGCTCTTGCCGCATGACGTGAAGATCCTGCCCGAATTGCAATATGTTCTTTCCCCATTCTGGAAACGTAAATACCTCGAAGCCAGGAAGAATATTTATGGAGGAAATACCAATTATACAGGTGATACCGATACAGTAGATAATTTTGCCAATATAGAACTGGTTACTTATGACCAACTGGAAGGCGAAGAATTGATGTACATCACCACAAAAGATAATGAGTATGGTTTGACCGATAAGCCGGGAGAAGATGGATTTATCCAGTTTCAAAAAGGTGGGGAAGATCCAAGGGATATTAAAGCTTTTGGAGATTACAAACTGTCCACATTTATTGCCGTATTTGGACGTAAACAATTAGATCTGGCAGCAGACAGTTTTGAGAACCAATTGTTTTTCTCTAACGATGTGGAAGCATTGACAACTACTTACGTACCGGTTGCCGCAGATGATGCCACACCTTCACTTGCTATTCACAATTCCCTTGTGATAGGAGCAAATAATACACAGGCCACAGACATCACCAATTTTGATGATGCAACTGTTGGATCCAGGGTTTATATCACCGGAAACAAGGATACTTTGATTTCTACTGTTAAAAATAATGCGAACATTATTCTTGCCGATGGAGATTTTCCTTTGAACAATGGATCCTTACTAGTGCTTCAGGCATTGGCAGGAGGAAAATTCATTGAGATAAGCCGGAAAGTTGCCGGAGCCGCTGCGCCTGTTGTAGAGATAGCACTTGCTGCTGATGCCACTACCGCTGATGCCGCTGATGGTACTTCATTCGTGACCGTTGCCAACACTGTTGCAACTGCCATTACAAACATTGAGAATGCCGTTGTTGGAGAGCAATACACGATTAAAGGTGGATCTGCTACCAATGCGACTACCATAGCCAACGCAGGGAATTTCTTCCTGTCTGCTGCTATAACCCTTAATGTGGGTGTATATATCACTGTAGAATTTAACGGAAGCAAGTTCATAGAAGTTGCCCGAGGATAGTCAAAGGCTCCCGGGAAACCGGGGGTTTTTATTAATCTTAATACATAAAAAAGATGTCATTTATAAAAGTAAATATCCCAAAAACCAATATTGCCGGTGCCGGAGCGGCGCAGGGAAAAAACACCAATATTGTTTTATTTGATTGGGCAGATGTTCTAAGTACCCCTACCAGGGACAGTAAAGGAATAAAAATGGTGGGGAGTTTTGTCTTCAAGTCAGGGAAATATGCGATCAAGATCTATGCTACTTCCAGCTCCATTTCCTTACCGCGTTCAAGCGAGGGAGAAGAAGATTCCATGTCCTTCCAGGCATTGCCTGAATTCACTCATCCGGGTTCCCCAGTTGAGTTAGAAGAATTTTTAGCTAATATGACCAACCGAGCAGTCGGTTTGGCTGTAGAAGTTGGAGATTGTGACGGAAGTGAAGCTCCTTATTACAAGGTATATGGAAGCCGCTGCAACCCTTTGAGCCTTATGGTGGAAGGGACAGATAACAATGAAGGTGTAAAAGACCTTATCAAATTTCAGCAATTCAGAAGAAGTCAGAGCTTACCTGGTAGATACTACAGTACTTTCACTTTTGATGAAGCGACCCTTGTTGATGTTGATGCTGTAGCTGTAGATGTTGCCGCAGGAAGTGGTGAATACCAACTTCAGGACAACACTGTGCCAACCGCGATCACCGATCTTACAAATGCAGAACAAAATGGCACTTATACCTTGATAGGTAGCGGTGGCACCAACCCTGCAACGATCGCGAGCGGCGGGAACTTTATCCTTGCCGGTGCAGCCGGGTGGACAGGACTTGCCGGTGCCAGGATCACGCTTAAAGCATTCGAACAGGCCGCAGGCGTGTTTGTGTTCTTTGAGCATAGCAGGAGCATATAAGAAGTTTGTTTGATTCGTTAGTTAGTTAGAAAATCCGCTTTCAGCAATGAGAGCGGATTTTTTTGTGGATTCAATTCGTGCGTAATGAACCTGATTCGTGCAATTCGTGCGTTTTGCTGTGCGTAAAGAACCCCTTTGGATACAGGCGTTAAGCGTTCATATTTACTTTTCTGCACGATTGCACAGTTTTTTAACCACTTTTAGAGAGGGGTATGTGTGGCTTGTTACCTTAACTGTCCTTTTGTTACCTCGATCTAAATGCTATGTTTGATATTGAAGATATAAAACATCAAAAAACAGCATTATGAGCCACAAGAACCGCGTAATTGATTTCATTAAATTTGACCGCAGCCTCACCGGGGCAAAACAACTTTACAATTCCCTTCCAAACAAATCTTTATCCTTCCTTGGCAGCTTTAACAGGATGCGGGACACTGAAGCAGATCGTAAACTGGTAGCCTACCACTTATGCAAAGCTGTAGGACTTGAGGAACGGCAAATGCTGGCGCTTTGGGGAACTAAGGTGCAATCGCAACCGGAAGAAGAAAAAGAGCAGCCTGAGATGGTTGTGGTTGATTTCCCCGGTACTCCATTGGAAAAAATTCTTTCATTAAATCCTGCCACAGCCTCCTGGAAAGAAATTCAGGAATTAGCGGGCGCATTGTCTGATGATAGTGAGCGCGATCCTAAAGGCCGTAAAAAGGTGGACCTCCTTGCCTTTATTAAATCGGAAAGGGAACTGGCAATTGTGGAGACTTCAAAGGAAGTTCCGATAGAAGTCAAGAAAACAATAAAACTTCGGGAACAATTCCCATTTTTAAGGGAGAAAGATTGTCCGGATATTTTAAAACTTTTGGTAAACGAGATGATCACCGCTTATGAAAAATATAAGGCAGGCAGAAGCCAGTTGTTCAATTCGCTTACCGCTGAAGAGGAAGCCTTGTTGTCCCGTGATATAGTCGATAATTTTATCGAAAACAAAGAGGCTTTTGCCGAATTGGAGCATTATAAAAACAACGGGCAGATCCTTGGCGCACATCCAATCTTTGAAGCGCAAAAAATCAAGGAAGAACTGGATGCATTAAATGCCGAAGAACTGAGTTTGAAAGCCAGTGCCCTTCGAAAAAATATTTCTACCAACAAGAAGAAATCGGAAGCAGCAGATAATGTGGAAGACCAGGCAAAGTATGATGCCGCTGTGGAATTATATAGCTGGCAATCACAATATGTAAAATCATTGCTCAAGAAAAAATAAGCAATGCATTCCAGAGAAGTGATATTGAATGAACTGGATAGCCAGCTTCTTGCAGATGTGAGAAAGCTGGCTTCTCGCAATTTTGGTCCCAGTGATATTGCATTGAAACTGGGAGTGAACAAATCCAGTTTTCTGAATATCTGGCGGGACAAGAAATCTACTATTAGGGAAGAATATGAAGCCGGGAGATTATCAATTCAGTATAAAAAAATGAAGGCCTTGAATAAAGAAATTAAAGGCGGAAATATTACGGCTATCCAGATCCACGATAAAATGCTTTTGGAAACTGAATTTGAAACCAAGAAAAAAGAAATATTCGGACTTGAGTAAGATCATGGAGAAAATAGCAGAAGGCGAACATTATCAACTATTGGAACAATGGTCGGGTGATGAGAGCGTGGTCCTTCCGGATGAAATTCACGATTATGTGAAACAACTGGAATATGCCAGGGGTTTTATATATTCCGGCGCTTCCCCCAATAACGCATCCAGAAAATTAAAGGTTCATTTTCCCGATCTTTCTATGAAGCAGGCGAAATCCCGAGTGCGCGATGCCGTGGAGTACTTTTATATTGATGGGGACTTAAAAAAGGATGCTTACCGCCAGATTCATTACGAAAAGCAAATGCAGGCGGCGCAGCTTGTTTTGGAGACCGCCAGATCTGCAGCCGATATAAAGATAGCTTCCGAAATTTGGGAGCGTGCCGGAAGGGCAAAACAATTGCACCTGCCGGATGCCGAGGAATTTCCAGAAGGAATGTTTGAACAAAAATGGAAGATCTATTCTCTGGACACTTCAGATGTTGGACTTCCAGAACTGGCAGACCGGAACCAACTGGGTGCAATGATAGACAGCTTCAATGTTACGGAAGCGGAAAAGATTCGTTTAAAACAAGATGCCGGAGTAGAACCCCGCGAAATATTGGATTTCAATGGCCAGAAAGAGAGCGCTCCCGAAGAATGAAATAGATGTTGAATTGCGGTATGCCAACTGGCTTTCCCAAACGATATTAATGCTGCAGCCCAAAAACTTGGGTTTGGTGGCAGGCCGTGGAGCCGCAAAAACCACTGATATTTTTTCCCAACGCCTTCAGGATATTTCTTATGATATGCCCGGCTGTTATATTGCCATTTCCAGTGATACTTTTATGAATGCCAGGAAGAACGTTGTGCCTTCTTTAATTGAGGGTTGGAAGCGGAATGACTGGCAGGAGGATTATCATTTTGTCATTAATAGAAAACCGCCTTCTCATTTCGATAAACCTTACAAAGCGCCAATTGAATGGAAGGACTCCATGACCATCCACAACGGTACGCACTATAAAATCATTTCACAGGACAGGCCTTCCGGTGGTGCAGGGGATTCTTATCAGCATGTAGGCGGTGATGAAGTAAAATTCCAATCGGAAAAGAAAATAAACAAGCTTACGCCCGCGGTTCGTGGTGGTGAAATCAAATACCGGAATTCCCCGTATTATGGAGGCAGGACTTTTATGACGGATATGCCCAACACAAACCACGGGGAACACGACTGGATTTTGCGGATGGAAAAGAACATGAACGTGGAACAAATAACGCTGATGCTTCATTGTGCTTTTACCATTAACCAGATCAAGATCGAGCTTTACCACGCGGAGAATTCCAAGGATGCCAAAAAATATGAGAACACAAAAAACAAGCTTGATCGCTGGATAGAGCGGTTCAGGTTGCTTAGAAAAAATTCGACATTCTTTTATATTGCCAGTTCCCTTGTGAACGCTGATTTTTTAGGCTTCGATTATTTTAAGGAGCAGCTGGAGACCATGATATTTTCGGAAGTAGCATCTTCCATTTTTTCAATCACTCCAAAACTGGAAAAAGGAAAGCAGTTTTATCCCACGCTTTCCCAAAAGAACTTTTATAAAGATGGTTTCAATTATTCCAGGGTAGATCAAATTGCCTGGGAAGAAGAGATCGAGGAACTATCCCTGGACCTAAAATATATAAATCACGAACAAGCCATTGAGGGCGGCCTTGATACCGGGAATATGTGTTCATTGGTTACCGGTCAGGACCAGGGGAAGGCGAATCGGATCTTAAAAGAGTTTTATACCATTCCGGGTACCACCCAGCAATGGATTCCGGAACTGGGTGAGAAATTTGTCGAGTTCTATAAATACCATCGGGAAAAACATTTGTTGCTTTATCCGGATAGGTCCACGCATCAATATAAAAAGGTGGGGGAAGACCATGCTTCAAAATTCAAGAAAGCGGTTGAGTACGATAAGAAAGGAAATTCGACAGGCTGGACGGTGACCATAATGAATGAAGGTCAGGAGACCATAAGTCAGCAAGCGGAATTTGAACTGGCATTTATCATGCTGGAGGGATCACATCCGGAACTTCCGGAAATATTACTGGATCAGCACAACTGCAAATGTTTGAAGTCTTCAATGGAAGGAGCAGAGAAAATCCTTCGGGTCACTCCAAACGGGGATAAATCAATTCACAAAAATAAATCTTCAGAAAAATTACCGGAAGAGCACCTTCCAATGCGCTCCACAAACTTCAGTGATGCGTTCAAGTATTATATATGTCGGCCGCACTATTTTGAGAAAATCGCAGGTTACAGGATCCAATTCACCGGATTGCCAGGGGTACGATAACAACATTGCTCCTAAAATGCTCAACTTATGGCCCTGATTTCCCTCGCAAATTCTGTAAATCTTTGAAAATCAATAATTAAACCCCTTTGGCAAGGCGTAAATTTATTTTTATCGCACAGAATAGGCCGCCACGCTCAGGGGCGTTATGGTAATTACCCTCTGTTACCCTTTTTAGAGATATGATTCTGCTGTTTCCGTGTCCTTTTCTTATTGCGGGGCCTTCGTTAATATTGAAGTAATGAAGCTCAATACATACACTATCGAGGAAGCGATCACCCTTATGAGGAACCTCTCTAAGTTCCATAAGACCTTCAGCATTAAATTCAGGAAGATAGGAGGGGGGGATAGCATTATAAGTAAATGCAGTCTTAGGCCGATGGCTACCACTGCATCAGATAAATTCGGGGCGTATAAGCTCCAGCTTACCAACGAGGAAAACAACACACAGCGCAGCTGCTACATCCCACTAATTAAAGAGGTCAACGGAATAAAAGTCGATTAATATGACAGGACACAGATTATCTAATAACGAATATCTAGGAGTATCAAACGGCAAAGCGAACTACTTCCAGATCCAGGGTAGGGATGCAACCGGTTCCAATGCTTCAAAAAGTACTGAGGACTTCAATGCCTGGAAAGAAAACACATTGAATCTTGGGGATTATAAGGTTATCCCATTTGGATCCAACAATGATATCCCTAATGAATTACAGGAAACAATCTTCCCTAATCACTTAGCGCCCGGCGTACTGGATAGGAAGGTTGAGCTGTTGTTTGGTCAGGGGCCTTACCTGTATCAGCTTAAACCGGACGGAAAACAATTCTCCCGAATCCCTGTAGAAGATGCGAACATTCAAGCCTGGTTAGATTCTATAGATTACGAAACATCCTTAATAAAGAATGCTACCGAGTACTACTATGCCGAGCAGATTTATACCAAGATACGCCGCGGGATGGGAGCACGTATAGGCAGGACGGACGTATCTGCCGCCGGGGTTGAAACATTGAGCAATGTCAATTGTAGGCTCGCATATAAGCGAAGTGATGCCAAGAAAACACCTACACATGTGATCGTAGGGGACTGGAAAAACTCAACAGATAAAAAAGATTTCGAGGTTTTTCCTATCTGGGACAAGAATACACCAGACCGCTACCCAATATCCATTCATATCACCGGCTTTAAATCCTTTGGATTGCCGCATTATGTGCTTCCTAGCATCTATGGCACGCTCAATTGGATCCGTAGATCTACCATAGCGCCAAAGATCATTGAAGCTTTTACCAATAATTCCTTGAATATCCGCTTTCATATCACATCCCCACAGAAATTTTGGGATGATCAGCGTGCAATTATGATGAAAAACTGCACCGCTCAGAAGATTAAGTTCACCGAGAAAATGATGCAGGACCTTGAAGATAAGATATTCGATGGCCTTTCTGATGTGCTTTCAGGGGTTGAAAATGTTGGGAAATTCTGGCACAATAAGACAGTGCAGTCCTTTATTGGCGGAAAAGCCGTTGAAGAAGGCTGGAAGATCAGCCCAATTAAACAGGAGGTAAAAGAGTATGTGGATGCCCAAATTGCAGTGGCCAATAAGTCTGATTTTGCCGTACAGGCCGGATTGAGGTTGCACGCCGCCCTTGCTTTTGTGGGTGCCGATGGTAAAAGCGATTCGGGAAGCGAACAATTGTACGCCTACCTGATCCATCAACTCACTGCCTTGCCAATAGCCGAACTTTTTGTTTGCAAGGGCCTTAACGATCTTATAAAGCACAAATTCAACACCAATATAAGGGTTGGGTTCTACCAGGTCCAGGCGCAAAAACAGGAAGATACATCAGAATCCAAAAGGGTTAAAAACACCACCGTATAATGAAAATACTATTCAATAAAGCCGAAGCCGGTCAAGATGAAGTTAAAGCCCTTCTGGGTTTTATGAATGCCGATATCACCTACAAAAACCTTGAACCAGATATTGAACTCAACACACCTTACCTGGTACATTTTATTGGGCAGTCGGTTTATGATAAAATTGCGACCTTTTACGAATCTCCCCAAACTGCTGAAGGATTTGAAGTTTTAAAACCTATCCTGAAATGTGCCCAGCTTTATATTCTGCTAATAGCATATTTGGAATATGCCTCAAACGGTGACCTTAACCACGGCAATAATGGACGTAAAGCCATATTTGCCGCCAATGAAAAAACGCCATGGGACTGGCAAATCAAAGCAGATAACGGAGCCTTGGAGCGCAGGGCATATAAAGCGCTTGATTTGCTTATTGATTTGCTTACCAGTGCAAAATATGATGAATGGATAACCAGTGAGCCTTATAAAGCGGCAAAGGCCCTGTTCATTCCCACTACCAATTCATTTCAAAAAATCTACCCCATTAACCACAGCGGACAGTTGTTTTACCGCCTCGTGCCATTTATGGCCGATATTGAACAGGAAAACATCCTTGCGATCCTTGGGGAAGTAAAATACCTCGAATTGAAAACCGGGATTCCAGCTACTATTCCTAAAATCGATTTTAACCTACTGACTTCCTATTGCCGAAAAATAACAGCATACCTGGTTATTGATCGCGCCTGGAGCATCCTTCCGGAAGAAATGTTGGGGGAACCCGTGAATTACAAGCTTACCGACACTGCCCGCGCAGACCTTCGGGAAAAACGCTCCATTGCGCATTTAAAACGTGTTCAGGTATATGAACGTGACCTTCAAAGCATCCTTGCACGCCTTGATCTGGAAGTTTTTTCGGTAGATCAAACCCACGGCATCAACCCGGAAAACAAATATTTGAACCTCTAACCAAACAACTAATGAACAAATTCAAACAATTCTTTAAAGCTATCTGGCATTTCTTTCTGAAACTCACCCCAAAAGGGCGGGAAAATCTTTATTATCAGGCAGCGCTTGACAATATGAAAGGTGTAAATGAGGAGAAACAACTCATAAAAAGTAAATTAAAGCAGGAAATGGACAGCTTCCTGAACCAAAAGAATATCAGGAAATTGACTGTATCTCAAAAAGAACTGCTTTTGCAGGATAAATTCGGAAAACCAATGAAATACTTCGGTTTTAAATTGCATCCGGAATCTAAAAAACTGATCAATGCATAAAATCAAATTCGGAAAAATAGAGCTCGATTTCCCTGAAAGCATTTCAGAAATGACAGAACCTCAATTCCGTTATTTCTCGTTTTTGGAAATGAACCGCCAACTGGGAAAATTGACCATGGAAGAACTGGAGGTGCTATTCGTGTATTTTGCAATGAACATGCTCCGGGCTTCAGAAACTCCTTTGGTGGTTGAAAATGTCACCAATCTCAGGAAATTGGTACAGCCTTATTTCACCACTCAAACTGTAAAGGGAAAAAAATATACCATCCTGGACCTCAATTTTGTATCGAATTTGATCCCTGTCATTGAAATTAAAGGCACAAAACTATATGGTCCAGATGCGGCGCTCCAGGATTGCAGCTATGAACAGGTTTTTGTTCACGGACAAAATGCATTGCTGGATTTTTCAAATGATAGGGATGAAGGGTATTTGGATCAGTTGGTTGCTGTTTTATACCGCCCCATGCACAAGGGAAAACGTGTTAAATTCAATGCCGAAACCTATGAAGAGCGGTTGGAGCTTGTAAAGCAATTGCAGCCTGAAATAAAGTTTGCCGTGTACCTGTTCTTTGCCAGCTGCCATAAATTCATCACCACGGCCAACAATCTCAATATAGGCGGTGGTACCAGTATAGATGTGGCCCAATTGTTCAAGCCGGACCCTTCACAGGGAAAAGCCAAGGGAATAGGTCCTGCGGGCATCATCTTCACCATTGCCGAAAGCGGTGTTTTTGGAAATGCCAGGGAAACCGCCGGGGAAAATGTTTTCACGATATTATCACGAATGGTGCAATTGCACGAACAATATTTAGAACAAAAACGAAATGCTAAACGCAAGTAAATTAAAAAGCTTTCTGGAATTGGCAAAGCAGAATGTGCCGGAGATCAAACAATCTTTCAGGGTGATCCAGGATGAAGATGTGGCCAAATTCACCAGGGCAGTCACCTCCAGCGGTGGGAATATCGTGATCGTTGGCGTATTGCCCTCCATGGGCCTTGATTTCCAAAACCTCGATAACTTTCGCCACAACAATAAAATGCAGCTATTTATACTTCAAAAATACGATACCACGAGTGGGGAAGAGGCTTTGATGCAATTGTTTGATGATATCTCCGCCGTGGTTTTAAAGTTTGAAGCCTGGATGTTCCTTGAAAGCGATAAATTTCCCTGCCCCCCAATATTCAAGGAAATAAAGTTTGAAACCTTCACCGCAGATCCCGTGAGCAATTACTTTGGGTTTTGCGGCTATATGATACAATTCCAATTAAAAACAAAATAACCCCAATGAAATTTCTGAAACACGTTATACAGATTCGTTCGCCGGTGCCTCACCGCCCGCGTACGTCTGTCAAAAACCACCTCTACGGTGGTTTTTTTATGTCCTTTTCTCACTTCAATTCTTCCGTTATACTTGTAGTATATGATTGGAAGATCCCACAATAACGGCCTCATTGAAAAAGCTTTTGTAGAAAATATCCTCCGGGAAGAAGCCGATAATATTTATCGCGCCCAGGACAGGGTTTTGAGCAAGGCAGGAAACAACAAAAAAATCAATCTCACTCGGTATTCCCGCTCCTTTTCGGTTTCCAATATGAACCTTAAACTCACCCACAATATCCAGGAACGCTTTATAGATATGAAGCGTACCCGCTATGGGAAACAAAAACCCATTTCCGTGCATAATACCATTATTTACGGCCATTGGAACAATATAATATTCCGCTCCAAGGTGGAACTCACCAACGCATTGCGCAGCCAAATGGCGCTGCAACTTAACCTCGAAATATAATGGGAAAGAAAATCACAGATGAAAAGCTGAATGTTGAGATGTCCATTAATGGGGTCAATAAGACACAGGCAGAGATCAGTAAGATCCAAACCTCTGTTAGGGGCCTTAAAAATGAAAATGAAGATCTGGCCGCCGCCAAGCGCAAACTTATAGTTGAAGGCAAACGGGAATCCCAAACCTACAAAGACCTCACTTCGCAACAGCAAAAGAACAAGGTTGCTATTGATGGCTATACCAAAGAACAAAAGAAACTGCAAACCCAGTTAGGCCTTACCGGCCTTACTATGCGGCAGTTGGGAAAACACCAAAATTCCCTAAAAGCCCAAATGAACAATTTTGTGCCAGGCACGCCGGAATGGAAGAAACTCAATGCCGAATTGCAGGAAACAAATGCCCGTCTTGGAAAAGTAAGAGGGGAAATGAACCAGACCGGGGGCGTGATGGGACGGATGAAAAAAAGCCTTGGAGGTTTTGGTTCCCTCTTATTGGGTGGCGCCGGGATAATGGCTGCCTGGAACGGATTGAAGAAACTCGTTACCGTTAACGCTGAATTGAGCGACTCACAGGCAAACGTCCGGAAAACCACCGGCCTTACAGATGAAGCCGTTGGAAAACTCACCAAGACCCTGAAAACCTTCAATACAAGGACTCCCGTAACCGAATTACTGGCGCTGGCAGAAGAAGCCGGGCGCCTTGGAAAAACATCGGTGCAGGATATTGAAGCCTTTGTGCGTACCGCCGATAAAATAAGCGTGGCCCTTGGGGATGACCTTCAGGGGGATATCAACGAAAATGTGCAGCTTATTGGGAAATTGGCCACTCAATATAAGGTGGCCGAAAAATACGGCGGCGACTTCGGGAAGTCCATGGAGCGTGTGGGATCTGCCGTGAACGAAGTAGCGGCTTCTGGCGCCAACCAGGCAGGCTTCCTGGTAGATTATTTGAAGCGCCTGAGCGGGATTTCCGCACAAACCAATATTTCTGCCGATGCGCAATTGGGTTATGCAGCCGCACTGGATGAAGCTGGGCAAAGCGTGGAAGTTTCCGGTACCACCATGTCCAAGATCATTGTGGATATGTATAAAGATGCCGATCAATACGCGAAAATTGCCGGGGTTTCCACAGCCGAATTTTCGAATCTGTTAAAAACCGATGCCAACGAGGCCCTTCTTGTATTCCTGGAAGGATTGAATGGCAACAATGAAGGTTTTGAGCAAATGACCAAGAAAATGGAAGGCTTAAAATTGGAGGGTGCCCGCTCTGTGGCCGTTCTTTCTTCCCTTGCAGCAAATACGGATAATGTTCGGGCAAAACAGGAAATTGCCAACAAAGCAATTGTGGAAGCCACTTCCCTTACCGAAGAATTCAACGTAAAAAACAACAATCTCGCAGGAAACCTTGAAAAAATAGGAAATGCATTTTCCAATTACTTCAAGAATTCCGAATTTACGGGCTGGCTTACCGATGTTACCGCTGGTTTCCTTCAATTAATAGGCGTTACAAAAACATCTGCAGAAGCATTTACCATTGAAACCAAGGCAAAAGCGGACAATGTACAGGCCAACCGCGCCCTTGCTGAAACAAGTTCAAAATTACTGGATGAATATGAATCCCTTACCAAAGAGGGAGTAAAACCTACCATTGAATCCAAGGAAAGGCTGGATGAAATTACCTACACCCTCAGGAAAAACCTTGGGGAATCGGTAGTTGCCATAGATAAAGAAACCGGAGCCTTGATATTGAATACCGGTGCCGTTAAAAAACAGATCACCGCAAAAAGACTGGCCGCCAATGCTTCTGCAAGTGAACTGGCCTCAGATTTGGTAGGAAACAAACAGGCACTGGAAAGCCTGAAAAAAGATAAAGCACGGGTCGAGAAGGATTTGGCTACAGCAAAACGCCTTGTTTCAGAAAATGATATGGCTGCAGAAAAGGCAGCAAAATACAATCCTGCCGGTTTTAAAGCTCAGGAAATTCCAGAGAGTATTTCAAACCGGAACAAGGAATTGAAAAAACTGATAGATCTCAACAAAGAAATCGCAACTCAGGAACAAAGGAAAATAGAAATTTCGGATGCCTTGAAGAAATCCTATTTTGACCCTGCAGATGTGGCGGATATCCTTGCCCCCGATCCCGTTGAAAATCCGGACGGTACAACTCTTACCCCAGAGGAAGAAGCTGCCTTGTTAAAAGCTTCAGAAAAAAGGGCGAAAGATGCCGTTGCAATTGAAGCCCGAAGACAAAGTGATTTAAAAAGTTTGGAGGATAAATACATTCAGGACAAACAAGACCGTCTGGCCGTTGGATATGTTGCCCAGGCAGAACTGGACAAGGCCCGTGCAATTGAAAAAGCGGAAGGTTTAATGGCCGGAAATGAAGCCATGGATTTAATTAATGCCGAGCATGATATTAAAATTCAGGAAGCAAAAGACAAGCAGGAGCAGGATGAACTCCAACGCTTGACAAAATTCCACGATCAAAAACAAGTCCTTGAAGATGAACTGGCAATGCAAAAAGCGGAAACCGATCTTGAAAAGGCGGTTCTGGCAGAAGAATTGAGATTTGAAAAGGATCAGGAGAAGCTGCAGAAGGATTTGGAAGCCCTTTTGTTGACGGAAGCCGAAAAAAACCAGTTGGTTGAACTGCTTACCGAAAATCATGAAGCCATTATTGCTGAAATAAAACAGAAAGCCGCCGACAAACAAATTGTTGCGGACAGGGAAATTTATGACAATAAAATTGCGCTTATCAACCAAAGCCTTGATGCCTCCATTCAGGCGGTAGGGGCAGAATCTAAATTAGGCCAGGGCTTATTGCTCATAAAACAAATTCTTGCCGCCAAGGAAATGGCCATTGAATTAGGTTTGTTCACTGCCAAAACTTCTATGGCCGCATCCGGGGCAACTGTTGATATTGCCGCAGGAACCGCAAAATCTGCCGCTGCAGCACCCTTCCCCGCCAACCTTCCGTTAATTATAGGATTCGTGGCCTCCATTGCAGGTATTATTTCGACTATAAAATCAGCCGCAACCAAAGGAAAATCGAGTGTGAAAGGTTTCGAGGACGGTTTTTACAGCGATGTGACCAGGACAGATGGAAAACGTTTTAATGCCCGTAATATGGGTAGAAGCGGTACCCAAATAGTGAACGAACCTTCCTACTTTTCAAACAACGGCGGTTTCCTCACCGGGGAAGGCGGTCCCGAAATGATTATTGATACCAATGTTTTTAGAAGGTTGGACCCAAAAATCATCAATAACATCATGAATGTCCGGGACAACGTGAAAGGATATGAAAACGGCAGCTATCCAAACCAAACTGGGGGAAGCAGTGATCCTGAACTTAAAATGATGATCGCTGGAATGATGAACCTATTGCAAAATCCTCCTTCTCCAAACATAGTTTGGGGTTATGACCAGGCAGAAAAAAACAACGATTTACAAATAGAAATAACAGCCTCTAAAAACAACGGAAAACTCACCCCATGATAGAAATTGTACAGGTACCAGATAGATTCCGTGTTATTGCCGATGGCAACGACACCCTCATTAAACTTCAGGCCAGCTTAAGCGGCAATTATTTTGTTCGGGCAAAAATATATGTGGATGATCTTCCGGATCCTTTCCTGGTGCAGGGATGGAGCAAGGATGATGCTGGCCTGTGCGAATTCAATTTAAAGCATTTATACTATTCGTATTTTGTCAATACGTTTTCTTCTGCAATTACCACGGGTTTCAACCCAAAGCCGGGTTTGTTCAAAAAAATAAAGATCATTGCCGAAGAATATTTGGTGGGCGGGACGGTTCCCGTTGCCACCTTGAGCCTGCCGGAATTTTATTTGATCAAAAACCTAAGGCCCTATAAATTTGAAGATTCAAAAACGGTTTCATTTTTGGATTTGCCACAGGAAAACATCAATGTGGACAGAGAATCAGGCTTTGTGTTTCCCCTATTTTTGAAATCGGGCGCTGCACTTACCGTGGACATATTGGATGAATTGGGGGCGGTATTATACACTACTCAACTTCTGAATTACCAAACACAGCTCACCCAATATGAACTGCTGTTTTCAGACTATGACCTTTCTGCAAATCAATATGTTTTTATCAGATTTACAACTTCCCAGGATGCGGTTCAAAAGAAACTGATTTTTGTGGATGCCAATATTTTTCCGCCCAAAAACATCTTTTACGAGAATAATTCGGGCTTTTTTGTTACCGCCTGCCTTACCGGGAGAAAAGCACTTGAACATTCACTTTCGCCAAAAAGCTACACCCAACTGGACGGCACCGATATCACTTATGAAGTGGAAGACACCCGCGAACTCGAATTGAGCAGCGGTTTTGGATATAAGGATATCACATCACTTATCCATTCCATTGCCACAAGTGTAGATGTGCGCATCCAACTGGACGGATTTTGGGAACGTGTAAAAAGTGGTACCACCAAGATCACCCGTTTTATAGATAATCAATTTATATACGGAGATGCCCTCAGGTTTTCAAGATTGAACATTCCAAATTTCACCAATGAGAACGCTTATGCCCTTATTCCCGAAATAGTGGATATTTCCATCTCCGGGGATGAAAACTCTCAACTCGAAATTTTACCCGGCCAGTTTTTCACCGCCTATTCTGCTGTGCAACCAGCCACCCGCATCCGCATTCGGGAAGTGCCAATAAACGGATTGTTGAGTTATGAAGACGGCACGGGAATAATAGCACTATCAGATATGGCAGCAAACGATCCTTCCATTTTGCCTTATGATATCTTATTAGCCGATTTGATTCGGGTATTATATGACCCAAACCAAAGGGCTGCCGGTTCCCCCTTGGATTCCCTCGATTTCCAGATGGGGCCCAGTGAAGTTTGGAGCAACGTGGCACAACTCAATTTTAATGTAACCGATATTTTGGATGCCGATCTTCCGCCAGAGATTATTGTAAATTCCCTTCAATATGCCGCGCTGGATGCCAGCGATAACGGATTTGCTTATATAAATGCCGTGATAAACGTAGCTGACGGGCACGGCCTCACAATTCTTTGGACAGTAATAGGCAGTGCTCCCATCACATTCGACAGCAATTCAGTAGAAAAACCCACCATCACCCTCACCGGGGCAGCAGATGATACGGTTTACCAGATCAAGGTCACTGCCACCGATACCACAAATGGCCTTTTTGCCGAGAAAACCGTCAATATAAGTACGAGTTCTTATAGTGTAAAAGTCTTAAAAACAGAATATGCGCCTGTTTCTACCACAAAAAAGGTGGACATCAATTTCTCCGGAGGGCAGGCATTTGGCACAGTAACTTTTAAACGAACGGTGTACCTTCCTTTTTCTGTTCTTGGCGTAGATGGCTGGGTAATATATAATTATCAGCTCCCACAGGAAGAAATATTGTATGGCGGAATCCAGACGGCCCTTACAATTGTTCTGGATGCTGCAGGTGCTGCCACCATACCCTGCCAGCTAAATAGTTCATCTCCGCTTTCTGTTGGCATTATCATAGAAATTACCTCTGTGGATGGTGTCCAGATCATAGACCCCGTAAATAATACAGTAACCGCAACTCATCATATATAACCTATGCGATCATTAAAGATTATTGTCAATAATATCGAATTGGACCACGTTCGTGAAGATGCACAGATCCACAATGAGAACAGTTCTTTTTCTGATGCCATCAAGGTGCAGCATACCACCCGTCCTATCAGGATCGTTGAAAATACTGCGGCCATCACTGCTTTAGGGGAATTTTCTATTGCCACTGCAAAAAAAACGAAGTATTTCCCTTGCCAAATAGTTATTGGTGCAACCAGGTACACAGGGATTCTCACGCAACTGGATAAAATTAGCGGCTTCAGGAAATGCGACCTGAAATTTGGGAGCGCCATTAATAATATCATGGATAAAAAGATAAGCTCCTTTTTTCCTGCTTATAGTGTGATCAATGCCGAATTTCCCGTGGCTTATAACGAAGAAGCTGTAGATGAATTTGGTAACCAGCCGGATTGGGTTGCCCAGGCCGATTTTTTGGCCGGAAAAATATTCCCGGAAGTGATGTGGCAATTGCCAAGAATGGGCTATAGGTATAAATTCGGTTCAGATCTGAAACCGGAAGATGCTCATTTTGGCTTCAGGAGATATATTAATGGCCGTGGCCTTGATGGCCTTGATGTCAATTCCATTATTTCAAATGCGAGTTATTTTGCGATGCACAACAACAATGTTTTGAGCCCTCAGGTATTTTTTCTTGCTCCTTTGTTTTATGCCTTTCAAAGCATTGGCTATAAATTACAGGGAAACGTGGTTGTGAGCGCATTTTTTAAACGCTTGCTTCTGCTTAGTTTCAACGATAATATGGTGAAGATTTCAAGAAAACCGCCCGGAGTGCAACTGGATATATCCGTTACTACATGGGTACGGAAAACAGTATATGGCTTTTCAAATTATCCCTACCAGAGCTATGTAAAGGAAGTTATATTCAACCCTCCTAATGCCGGAGATTATATTTTGAGGTATGATATGAACATCCTTTTTGCAGGCAATAATCCGCTTGCTTATGGAATTGAGATCTTTCAGGGCGGACAACTCACTGCAGCCCAAGCCGGAAGTATGTTTCCAGGCCGGTTTGAAGGGAAATTATATTTCACAGTGGAAGAAGGACAGGAGAATGCACCGATCACCTTTGTCTATTACAATTTCAATAAGATTATGCCGGAAGCCGGGTATGAAATAGGATGGCTTGAAGACCTGCCGGAACAGGATTTTTACGATATGCACCCAACAGTAGATTTCAGTAGATATATTCCGGACTGGACCGTAATCGATTTTTTGAATAAGATCCAGAAACAGTTCAACTTAAAAATTGATTTTGATGATATTGAAAAAACCATTTCCCTCAATTTTAATGTTGAAGATTATTTAATTGGAGGAAAATCTGTCGCTATCCATAAATCTTTGGAAATCGCTGAAATCAAGAACGTGGAATCAGAAAGTTATGTGCTCAAATATGAAAATGACATTGATAAAACCAGTTTTATTTCACTCAAGGAAGGCGCTGTTAAAGAAGAAAACACCACCGAAATTGAAACCGCTTTTAAATTTATTCCTTACGGTCGCTTGACCTGTGAACTCTCAAAAGAAACGGAAGACAAGGCCGGAGTTGGCCTGATGATTTACGATCCTATTAACCAGCCTGATATTTCAGAACATTATAACAGTAAAACCCTGAGTATTCCCGGAGCTGGTGGCATTTTTGAAACCTATCACAAACGCTGGCTTCTTTTTAGATTGAGTTCCGGGAACGTGGTTTTAAAAGGTCCGTTCTCAAAAACAGAACTGCACCAGGTAAGTAAATTGATGAAGGTAATTATCGACAATCAAAAATGGCTGGTGAAAGCTATTGACTACAAAGAAAATTCAAACGCCCTTTTTGAAACGGAATTGGAGCTGGAGAGTATTACATTTTAATATTCCCCCTAACCCCCAAAGGGGGAATGTTATTATTTTACTATATTTGGGTATGACTAAACAAATTCCCTTATGACTTCTGAAGCGCAAAAATACATAAGAGTACTTTTAAAAGAAGATCCTAGAAAATTCTTTGAGGTAAATGAAGATCATAAAAATGGAATTACTGGTGCAATTTTTAATGAAATCGCGTTAACCTCTGAAGAAATAATAAACATTCAAAATTTTATTAAGAATGGTTCTCCGGAAATATTTATTGAATTCCGTTCCAATTGTCTTCCTATGCCTTCTGTTGTTTTTCTTCCCTACGCTGCTTTCGATAAATGGCCGTCTTCTCCAGACGGAACGAGTGAAAATAGATTGAAGTTTAGACTTAAAAAAGCTGAACTGGAAGAAAATTATGAAGAGTGCCAGGAAATAATGAAATTTGCAAATGCAAAAGGTTGGAATTTAAAGAACTAAGATTAAAACAACTCCCCCTTTGGGGGCAGGGGGGATCACATTTTAAGTTTTCCGTCCAGAAATTCCCCACTCACTCCGCCGCTCATGGGCGTGTATTTTTGAGTCATTGCAATATCGCTATGCCGGGCGTGATCCCTTACGTGAATAGCAGGAACCCCGGCACGAAGTAAATTTGTGATCCCAGTATCTTTAAGACTGTATAAATGATATTGGGAAGGCAGATTCATTTTCTTTTTTAGCCGGGTCCACTGATCACTGAAAAACTTTGGCTTGGTTCTTTTCATTCCCGTATTCAGGCCATTTTGAGAAAACAGAAAATCACTATTATGAGCTCCATTCAAATGAGTGATCAGGTAGGGGAGAAGTTCCTCCAGGATAGTTACCGTTTGGGAATTTCCATTTTTTGAAACTTCGGGACGTACCAGGATCAGTCTTTTGCTCAAACTTATATCACTCACCAGCATTTTGCTCATTTCGGTACGGCGAATCAAACCGAAATACATCATTGCACAGGCCACGGAATAAGGATGATCATTTAATTTCAGGTAATCAAAAATTTCTTTGAGATCCTTATCCGGAATAACCGTTCTTTTTTTCTCGCCCTTTGGTTTTTTCTGTAGTCCCGCCACAGGATTCACATTAATATGATCTTTCCTTATCAAGTATTTTGAGAAGACGCTCATAAATCCGAGGTAATTATTATAGGTCCTGGGGGAGTTGTTTCTGTCAAAATAAATATGATCGAGAAATCCGCCCACCAATTGCCGGTTAAACTTAAGACAGAACATATCTTGTTGATCACGTGTTTTCAGGTATTTTTCCAAATTACTCAGGTAGCTTCGGTAAGCCCGAAGAGTATCTTCCCTAAGGGAATTATCTTTCACCTGCTTATCAATTTCCTTTAGATATTTTTTAATAACATCCTTCAGCATAACAAAAGAGTTGGAGGCTTCATCTTCTATAAACTTATTCCATCCACGGTCCAGTTTCCGGTTAATTTCATAACATATTCTTTTTGCGAACCGCTCGCGTTCCCTTTGGTTAGCCATTGGCCTTACCCGATGCTGAATTCTTTTAAGATTTGGATAATTACTGGTAGGATCCACCACATAATATTCAATGCGCCAGTTCCCTTTTTTGCCCTTTTTTATTTCGGCAGGTACAAAATCTACTATCGGAATTCTGGAGGTGGTGTTGTTTTGAGAATTTCCCATTTTTTTTTTACGGTTAGCGTTACCAACCATAAAAAAGTCCTGGACTATGAATGTGCCATATTTGTGACACATTTTTTACAAATTTCCCGTAAACCCAGTGTATTACAGGGTTTACGGAATAATCGTAGCGAGAACGAGATTTTAAAAATCCCTTAAACTTTTTTATTTTGTGGTAAACAGCGGGTTTGCAAGGCCTATGTTACATCTTAGTGTGCCAAATTCGTGACGGCGCAAGGCTCAAAAAAATAAGCGCTGGTGGGCGCTTACAGATATTCAGGAAGCAGCTTACTTCTTTTTTTTTCTGTTTTCGGCCATTTTTTTGGCTGCTTCATCCAATCCCTTCTGCACTTTTTTGTTCGTATCGTAATCGGCATCCGGCAGATCTTTATCGATTAATTTTTTCCTTTTCTCCATCATTTAATAAAATTTTAATCTTTTCTTTTATTTTAGGCCTGTCCAAATACATCAACAGGAGTTTTTCAAATGGATCCTGCGTATATTCAGAGGCAACTTCTTTCACTTCGTTCTCATTTCGACTGACTTTAACCATTTCCCCCTCACCAGAAATGAGCCACTGCGGATTTAAGTTTTTATAAGTGCGTAAAATAGTTTCCAGTATATCCGATCCTATTGAAGCCTTACTTCTTGATTGTTTACCAATATATCCTTTAGGCCTACCAATGCTAACATCGAAGGCGTTTTGACTTATGCCTTGATGCTCGATAAATAGGGATATACGGTCTATTGTTTTCAATTAATTTATTTTTATGAGTAAAATAGTTTGCAGTGAGTAAAATAGTTCGTATTATTGTAGTAGCAAACTAATATAAAAGTAATACAAAAAAAAGAAACCCTCAATAATAGATACCTATGATTAATAAAACCCAAAAAAAAGCACTTCTAAAAAGCCTGGGAAAAAAGCACATTCACAAAGTTATGATCTATGCCGAAGAGAATGAAGTGCTAAAAGATACTCAAGAACCTTTTTCCCATTCTACATTTTCGGCAGTCATTAATGGGAGGCTTGATCATCCGGTTATTGAAAATGTCATTTTCGCCGCTGCATCCTATCACTATGCCCTCTCGCAAAAAGAAGCCACAGCCCGCCTTGATTTCGTAAACAAAATAAATAAAAATGGATAGGATGGACGAACTACAAGCCATTGAAGACCAGATCGCGCTGAGACGTGGTAACCACCAATTATATGTGCTGCTTATGATTTGGATAAGCCTTGGCGGTGCAATCCTCTCTTATTACGAGATGAAAAGTTTTGATACTGAACAAACAAAAACCACTATTGAAAATATGGAAATAAAAAACCCCGAAGCGGTAACTCCGGGGTAAAACATAACAATTAATCATCTCTTAAAACTCCTAATCATTATGAAAGACAAAAGTACAACTCCTGACCATATCTCGCAACAGCTTATTGCAGGGATCAATTTAAAAAATGAAACAGATATCGAATTCTTCGGGATCAAAAAAAATAAAACAGTACAATTCCTGCAAGCGGGAAGGGTACATTATTTCAGGGAATTGCCCGCGAAATACTTCGTTTTGCTGCACAAAAAAATGAATTCCGATAAACCGGCCCTCCAATATTTCAGCAAATTTGACTATTCCTTAACACGTAAAGTAGAATTATACACCTATTTCTTATACGGGTACCTGGACCATACGCCCGACATTATTTCGGGAATGCTACAGGTTTCCGAAAATTTCAGGGATTCACCCCACTGCCCCTCCCTGGCTTTCTCTGGTAAAGACATGACAATCGATGGTGTAAGCTTGACCCTTCGTGAGCTCACGATCATCGACATGTCTGCCCGGGAATGTACCGATTATGAGATCGCGTGCGAACTCAACATTACCAACTCCACATTGGACTGGCACAAACGCAACCTTTTCATCAAGACCAAAACCCAAACAAAACTGGGCGTGGTGATGAAGGCTTTTATGAACCATATAATCCACTAGAAGATGAACTATTTCACCATAACAAGTACCAAGGAGATTATAGAATCTGTCGAAAAATTTTTTAAATCGCGCGCCTTTTCAACAGGCCGGAGTTTAAAACTAAAAGCGGTCAATCACCATGACACCTATTCAGTGGCAGCAATAGAACCATCCGAAAAAGATGGAAAAATAAAACCCGAGGATATTTTCTGGCTTGGCCGATGGGCTGCCTTTGATACTGCAGAACTAAACCAAAAAACTGAACAATGAAATTACGATCACGTACAATCACCGATATACAAAACGAAATCATCCGTACCAGGGGAAATCTGGAAGCGATCAACCGCCCTCCTTTTTCTGAAGAGGACCGGGCTATACTGGAGCCTAAATATAAAGCCGATTTGGATAGGCTAAAGGCAGAGGAACAGCTCTTTAATACTCCCGTGATAGAACCCCAAACTGTTACAGGATAAGAACAACCAATCAATCTAAAAAAACGCTCAAGCACTATAAAAAATGAAGCACTTTCCCCCAGAATTAACAAAAGAAATATTAGATAAAGCTACCCTTGCCAATGTTCTGAAGGACTATCATCATTACCACAAGAAAAAAGGATCTCAATTTGTCATGGACTGCCCAAAGTGTGGCACTCCAGATAAACTTGAATTTTCGGAATCCAAGAATGTGGCCAAATGTTTTAAATGTGATATAGGAGTAAAAACCCCGGTGAATTACCTTACCAAATTCCAAGGCCGCAGCTATCTCGAGGCTCTTGTAGAACTTGCCAGGATCGAGGGGATCTCTACCATTGAGAAGGACGAAGTGAAAAAACCCGCAAAAAAAACTAAAAAAGGAAAAACCCAGCGCGAGCGATATGAAGAGGCTGAAGTTCCTTACGTGCAAAAAATGCTGTCTGAAAGCGGACTTACCACTGAGGATGTAAAGGCCATGGTGCTGGTAGATGATGACACTCAAAAAGAAGTGGAAGTGTACCAGCAAGGAACGGTGGACAATGCTTTTGCCATTACCCGGGGCGATGATGTTATTATTCGCTATTACGATCTTGATGGCCGCCCAATGTATTATTACAAACACGATCGAAAAGGGAACGCTACCGGGGCCAGGAAGGAATTTTATCGCGTGCGGTACCAGACTCCGGAACTTCACCCGGACAAAAATGGAAATCCGGTTAAATACCGCTCTCCTTATGGCAGCGATACGAAGATCTATATCAATAAATGGGTTCGGGAGAAGTATAAAAAAGCTTCAAAGATCACTACGCTCTACCTTCAGGAAGGCGAGAAGAAAGCCGATAAAGCCACTAAACATGGAATGATCTCCCTTGGTATCATGGGAATTCACAATATTGCCTATAATAAGCGCCTTCCGCCGGAAATCGAATTGATTATTAAACGCTGTCAGGTGGAGAATGTAGTATTTGTCCTGGACAGTGACTGGCAAAACCTGTCCAATAAGATTGACAGCACTTCCCCTGCAGATAACCGTCCGAGGTCATTCTTTAGGGCGGTGGTCAATTTCAAGAACCATTTTTATGCCTTCACCAACAATGACATCCACCTCCGGATATTTTTTGCCCATGTAAATGATGGTCCGCATGGTGATAAAGGAATAGATGATTTGCTGGCCAATTCCCTGAAAGGAAAAGAGGACACGCTCAAGGACCTATGTAATACGGCCATACTGGAGCCTAAAGGGGATGCGAAATGGCTGCAGTTTTACAACATCACCACGGTTTCGGAATATAAGATCATGCAATACTGGCATCTTACAGATAAGGATGCATTTGCCAACCATTACAAAGAGCGCCTTAAGGATCTGCCGAAGTTTAAATTCAAGGGCATCGAGTGGCGGTTTAATGAGCAGGGAGTATTGGATCTTGCCCAGCCGCTTATGGATCACGAGCAGTTTTGGAACGAAGAGATTAATCATAATTCCGAAGGAAGGGTGATCTCCAAGAAATATACCTTTAATCATAAACGCTGCTATACGTTTTTGCAACATCGCGGTTATTTCAGACTGGATCAGCCTAAAAACACGTTTATCTGGATCCACCTTGACGGCAATGTGGTTAAAAAAGTGGAACCCCACCAGATAAAAGATTATGTGATAGACTTCACTTCCCAACTCAATAATGAGGATGTGGAGAATATGTTGTACCGCGGCGGAAAGCAATATTTAGGAGCTGATAGCCTTGGTAATTTACGATATAGCGCGCTACAGCTTCACGAGCCTTCCAAAAACATGCAATACCTGTATTTTGCCGAAAATTACTTCAAGGTCACCGATGAAGGCATTGAAATGGAAGAGCTTAAAAACCTAACCGGACAGGTGTGGCAGGATAATATCAAGGATTTCAAGCCCAGCCTGATGCCTAAAATGATCGAGGAAGTTCACCAGATAGATGCCGCCGATATAAAAGATGATCCCGAACTGGAAACCTATAAAGGAGAGTATTTGATCGATTTTTCTGAAGATGCCATGAAGTGTGATTTCCTTCATTTTCTTTTGAATACTTCAATTTTCTTCGGAAAAAACTACGGCCTGCACCAAGCTTCCTGGGCAGAAAAATTTGAAACCTCCCGCCATTTTCTTTCAAAGGTCACCGCTTTTGGATATATGTTGCACCGGTTCAGGAACCCCAACAGCGAACGGGCAATTATAGGAATGGACGGCCAAATGAGCGAGGTTGGAAAAAGCAACGGTCGCTCCGGAAAATCATTGTTCGGGGTTGCATTGGAGCAGCTGGCACCCACGGTGACCATTCCGGGGAAAAAGAAAGATCTGCTGGATGACAAGTTCCTTTTTGAAGAAGTGGATTCCAGGACGGGCATCATATTTTTTGATGATGTGCGCGTGAATTTCGACTTTGAATTTTTATTCCCATACATCACCGGGAAATTTACCCTTGAGAAAAAAGGCATCGGGAAAATGACCCTGCCTCGGGAGTTCGTTCAAAAGTTCTTTATAGCCACCAACCACGCCCTTAGCGGTGATGGGGGGAGCTTTGAGGACAGGCAGTTCCTGATAGGATTTAGTGACTGGTACAATCAGCACCATAAACCGGTAGATGATTTTAAGGTGATGTTCTTTGACGAATGGGACGAGCCGCAATGGAACCGCTTTTACAACTTCGCTGCGCTGGCCCTGCACCTGTATTTTAAACACGGCCTTATTGCCGCGCCAACAGAAAAACTGATCAACAGAAAACTTCGCCAGGAAATTGGGGAAAGCTTCCTGGACTGGGCCGAAGAATATTTCTCCCGGGAAGCAAATGTGAACAACCGCATCTACAAACAATTCATTTACGATGGACTTGCCACCGCTCCCGAATGCAAAATCCACGGAGACGGGTTCATCACCAAATTTCCGATGCAGCGAAAGTGGTGTAGCATTGCCACCTTCAAAAACAAGATGAAAGCCTATTGCCGCTTTAAGGGATGGGAATTCAACCCCAGTGCCAAACCACAGCCCGGCAGGGATATTAAAACCGGAGGAAAGGAATTTATAGAAGTATTCATTCCCGCCTGCGAAATGGAGAATTTGAAAAAAGAAAATTTTGAAGCCTCCCAGGAGAATGATAACGAGGATGATATTCCTTTTACATAAAAGCTATGAAAATGACAATACTCAATTCTAAATACTCACATCTCAATACTAAATACTAAAACCCATGCAAACAATTCCTGCCACAATTATTTTAAGACCAGCAGATTTCTGGGATGTTTTTTTCTCGGCTCACAAAAAGCGTATTGGCCAGCCATTTTGGTTAAAGAGCCTTGAAACCGGGAAATTCGACAATAAAGCCTACCTGGTCAGCGAATTGACCAATAGCCAGGAGCTCAAGGGCTGGGTAGAAAACAAGATGGTTTTTGTTCCCGCCAGTGATATTGATATCCAGGCAGAAAAAAGACAAACAGCTTAACCATGGCAAAACACGTCCACATTCCCTTCCCCGGCGGGCATATTACATGGAGCGGGAAAAATGCGCCCACAGCTAAAGAATTAGCAGTCTTTGAAAAACTGATAGCAGCTGCCCGAAAATACTGCAGGTGTAAAACCAAAACCAAAGTAGTGCTTCACGCCGCCGCTGAAGTAGAATAAACCGCTCAAAAATGCAGCGAGTGCGGGAAATTAACCGATAGACAAATAGAAATTTAATAATCAATAATTCAAAATTATGGCTAGAAAGTATTTTTTTAAGCTCGGTGGGAGCTACGCAAACGCAAACAAGATGGATGCAGAAATAAATGAATTTATATCAACCCTGGATGCTTCTTTAATAAATAGTGAATTTGATCTTAAAAAATTCAAACAGGGCATAACGGATAAGGTGGAGGAGATCCACCGTAGCCATCCCCGCTGCAAAAACATTCCTTTAACGATTTGGAGTTTTTCAAAAGTTGATGAATCCCTTACCTGCGGTTGCACTCGTGGAACCATCTATGATATTAACCAGGAATTTAAAACCCCTCAAAATGAAAATTAGACCAATATTATTCGGCACGCCAATGGTCCAGGCCATTTTGGAAGACAGAAAAACCCAGACCAGGAGAATCATAAAGCCACAGCCTACAGAAGGCACCTATAATAAACTTATTTATGCTGGCCAAGAATTAACATTGAACGCTTTCAGGAATTATGCAAAATACCAGGTTGGTGACATTCTTTGGGTTCGGGAAGGATTTTGTGTTGCAAAAAATTGGGATCACTGGAATCCGGCATCATTGCCTGAAGGGGTTGATTTTAATTACAAAGCCGATTGTAATGATGATTATATCCCAAAATTCCTACATAGGGGAAGATGGCGCCCTTCCATTCATATGCCGAAAATAGCTTGCAGGATCTTCCTAAAAGTTACCAATGTGCGAGTGGAAAGGCTTCAGGATATTTCAGAAGAAGATATTAAAGCCGAAGGAGTGAAAGTTGAGCCGGATTTTGTATTAGGTGAAAAAAATAGTCCTGTTTCTTTTTTGCCAGATGGTTGTTTTGCCAATGGCGGAAAACCTTCAGTCAAACAAATATTTTTTGCTCATTGGGCTTCTTTATGGGCGAAAATCAACGGAAAAGAATCCTGGGAAGCCAACCCGTGGGTTTGGGTGTATGATTTTAAGCGAGTGGAAAAACCTGAAAATTTTTAAGCTATGCCAAACATCACCAAACAATTTCACATAGACATTACTCCAGAGCAGTATTTAAGTGCCTGTTCAAAAGAAGAATTATTGGAACTGGATCTCTTGCTGGATAAATATTTAAAAATTTACAGGATACTGGACAAGGAGAAACTTCAAGAAAACTCGGAGGAAAAACCGCTTCCAACCAGAAGCTGAAGTCTTTCGACACCCTGGAGGAAGCGGTCGCGAAAATAAAAGAATTCAGGGAGACTCCGGTTTATTACAATGAAGATGGCCGGACGGATCACCCGATTCAAAAAGGGAATGTCCCGCGAATGAGAAACCCTCCGCCTCCCCCACCACCCCGTGCAAGACGAATTGGAGATGAGAGAAGCGCCAGCCAGCCAAACAAGGATAAGTAACAGTTCACCCTTAAATTCAAAATTCAAAACTATGTTTTTAACCAAAAAATCAACCCCAATGAAATCATTTTACAAGGCCCTGTTATGGGTAGCACTGTGGTTTGCCATGGCCCTTATAGCGGGGTGAAATCCCCCCGGCCCCCAAAGGAGGAATAAATAAAAGTAAAAATTAAAAATAATGAAATATATTATGTTTTTATTGCCTTGGATGTCTTTTGCTCAAGGCTTTATCAGTACCGGAATTGATGCCAGGAACGCAGTATTTGGAAGTGAAGTCAATGAAGCAGCATACGACGGAATTTTGAATGCGGGATTTAGATCTGATGATTTTCAGATCCAGGCTTCGTATGAAAATTTCAAAGCAATAGATTTTTATTCTTTCGGGATAAAATCTGGAATGGTGTTGAACCATAAAGGGAACGTGAATTATTTGCCTTTATTGGGAATAAGCTATATCCAGAGGAATGTTACCTGGACGAAGAGGTTGAATGTTTCCGTTTCACTTTCGGCACAAATAGAATATCATATCCAGAGAGTTTTCTTTTATATAAGAAATGAAGGGAGATATCGGGGAGATCTAAAGCAGATTGTTTTTAGTGGTTATGTGGGAATGGGTGTTGATATATTTAAGTAACGTTGAGTATAAACGGTCGTTTTAATGCCGTTTATACATTGTTGTGTGTCTGGTGCGGATTAAAAGCACTCACTTTCAGTTTAGCACGGACACTTTTTCTTTTCTTTTTAAGCGTTGGAAATCAATCAATTAGAAATTAAATGAAAAATA